ATTCATCCTGGCTACCTCTATTGTCATAGCCGAGTATAATATATTATTTGTCGTCTATTTGGTAGAACATTTTGTCCGTATCTTCCGTAATCCAGCCTTTATTCTCAACATTCCACTCCGTAGTTTGAACCTTATAGTCAGGTATGTCGTCTCGAGTGGTAAAATTACTAATATTCCAAAGGATACGATTGTTAGGCTGAATAGCATAATTCCCGTTATCAAGAGCAAGAACATGTCCACACTTATGCTCATGAGGAATCTCACTGTGTTCAGTGTCCAGAATATTACTTTCCGGATGACACCAATCAATAGTGAAAATATATTCACCATAATATAATTTTTTATCTTTTCCGAAATATTTACCGCGTTGTGATGTTAGATAACCAAAATGATGCACACTAGGATAATAACTAAAGCTATTCCACAGCTGAAGTGTGTCGACTGGCATATCAGGCACTTCGTTTCTTTCGAAGTCCTTTTGAAAAAACGCTGATATAGGCAACCTAAAAAAGACTGCACCGTTTGGTAACATAATATGGAATAGTGTAGCAGCACCTGCCATAGAGCAAAGACCGAAGATAACACAATCTTCGCTTTCGCCATGATGTTTTTTAAAGTCATAAAGATACTCCTTCCGTACTTTACAATATTGAGGTGGTATGTCCGCATTTAATAAAGCCATTACTTAATATCGCCCCAATTGTCTCCTTGTTCATAATCCACTTTGTTTGGAACTTTTAACTCTACTGCTGACTCCATTATGCTTATAATTTTTTCTGCTTTTTCTGGAGATTCAACAGAGATATCCACTTCATCGTGAATTTGTATATGTGGTATTATACCATTTTCATACAATGCAACCATACTTTTTTTAGTCATATCTGCAGCACTTCCTTGTATTAATTTATTCAAAGCTTTGTACGTAAACGCACGTTTTAAAGGCTCAGACCTAGTTCTGCCATTAATTTATTCTTACCCATACCATACATCAAACCAAGGTTAATTGTTTTCGCTTGTTTACGTTCAATGCCTGCCATATCTGCAACAACCTGATGGAAGTCTGCATCACCTGCATTGTACGCATCAACAATTTCATCAACACCGTTTAAGTTTTGTAGTTTTGCATAGTGCACTAATATCCTAGGTTCTTGTTGTGAGTAATCAAATGATCCCCACTTTGTATTTTTTTCTGGAATAAATATAGATCTGATTAAAGGACCTAACTCTGGATGTCTTGCAGGTATCTGCTGCAAGTTTGGATTACTCATGCTAAACCTACCTGTTACTGTGCCGCCACTATCAGATCTAATTTGATTTATGTCCGCATGTATTCTACCATCAACTGCATGTTTTGTTATTGAATCTATAAATGTGCTATGTGCTTTATTTATTTCTCTTGCTTCAGCAATTGCTTTTGGTAATTCGTGTGGGTGATTTTGTAAAAAGTTTTTTGTAAAACTTGGCTCTTTACTTTTTTCTGTCCTGTCATACGGAAGTTTTAATTTATCAAATGCTTTTGCAATACTTCGAGCTGCCATGATTTCTACGTCAACTCCCGTTAAACCTTTGATTTTATGTAATATTTTCTTCTCTTTATGTATCAAAGAATTTTTAATATTGTCTGCTTTTTCTAGATCAACTCTAACTCCTTTAAACCTCATGTCCACCAAACAAGGAAATAATTTTGTTTCCAGATTAAATATATCCCACAACTCTTCTTGATATAACTCTGTCTCTAATCTTTTCCAAAGTTTTAATGTAGACTCAGCATCTCTTTCGGCATATTGTCCAACAAACATTGCAGGTAATCTCCACAAATCTTTTTTAGGATCAATTCCATATTCTTTTGCAGCTGCATTTAGAATACTTTCATCCTTACCCATACCTATATAGTGTCGTGCTAGTGTATTTAATTGATAAGACAATCTATTCTCATCAATTAAAGACGCTGCTATCATAGTGTCAACTATTTTACCTTTCACTGCAACACCTGCTGATCTTAGCCAACAGATATCATACATTGCATTATGAAATATAAATGTAGTGTCCTCTTGATTACAAATATCTTGTAGCCACGATAAGACCAGTTTTTGGTCCATATTACCACCGGACTCATGATGTATAGGAAAATACCCTGACCAGCCCTCTACGGCCACCGCAATGCCAGCAATGTGGCCTTTTCCAGTGACATTACCAGAGCCAAGCTCTTTTAAATGTGGGTCATTAGTTTCTAAATCGATTGCTATTTCTTTTGCGCCACGTAAATCTTTCAATTCATCAGGCATTACCCACTCTGTTTCAGGAGTGAATAGAGGTATTTGAGTGCTTCTCACTTGTAATCCCTTTCAATTATCATCTCGATAAAATGTATAGCTTTAAGTAAATCTTCTTTGCCATTTTTATCTTGATGTCTGATTATGTATTTTATAGCGCATCCTTCTGGATATAGCAACTTATTCTCAATTACAAACTTACTTGGCTGTATCACATACTTTTGATAATGTTTTCCACCTATTTGTTTATCATAACTACTCATAGTAAATAAGCTTTATCAAAATCTCTTGGATCCAAAACATGTAACTCACGCTTCGCTCTCGTCGCTCCCGTGTAAAACAATCTATGTAATTCATCTGGGTCATGACTAAATGTTTCAAGCGCTGCATTAGTTATGTCTTGCATCAATAAAACTTTGTCAGCTTCACCTCCTTTCGCTCCGTGTATTGTTGACATTATTATACGAGGATTTTTATTTAGTGTTTCACCATTCGCCCTCATGTTACGAATGTAATTTTCTGTAATGCCATCTAATCCTTCGAATGATTCGTACCAAACTGTTGATACTAATAATCCGTGGTCCTTTTGACATTCTTCTAATGTGTATTTATTTTCAGCGTGTAGTGTTTTACCTTTTCTAAATCCTTCTAATACATTTGATCCAAGGTATTCATAAATATTTTTTATTTCTAAGTGATTTAACAATGAACCTTTACGCCAAGCTTCCCAATTATTTAATGCTAACAGTAGTTTAAGTGGTATGGAGTTACGTCCTTTAAAAGAATAGTACCAACCCCGCAGCTCACATACTTCTTTTACAGAATCTAAAAAATGATTTGCAGAAGACAACACCAACCAATTACCTTCAGACATATCTACCTGCGTGATGTCAGAATATCTACGCAAGATCCCTTCTTCAGTTCTTGGTTTATATTCTTTGTCAAATCTATTTTGCACTTGACCTATTATCTTTTGTGATAATTCATGTATGGGTCCGCCTGGTATACGATAAGATTGATCTAAAATTTTTATGTCGTTTACTTCTTCTTTTAGTGCAATGAAGTGATCCACGTCTGCGCCTGCCCATTTAAATATAGCCTGGTCATCATCACCTGCGATGTAAGTTTTTTCTGCACGACTCCATATCTTTCTTACCATCTCCCATTGCAGCAAAGATAAATCTTGTGCCTCGTCTATAAATAATACTTTAAATTTATTAAGTGTTTCTTTTGCAATAAAATCTTCTAATAAATCATTGAAGTCTTTGAGTCCTTTTTCTTTTTTAAATCTTTTAAGTTCTTCTGCTAAAAGATATAAAGTGTTACGTTCAATATCTAAACTGTTTTGTCTAGAATCATAATACTCTAACAGATCCATTCTCTTCACAGCCGCAGTATTTATTATTGTAAGGTATTCATTATCAGAATTAAATGTACCATCACTATCTGAAAACTTCGCAGTCTTAATTGGCAACCCACATTTTTCACCAAACTCTTTGTAGTCTTCAGTGCCCATCATTTTTTCTCGAGTCATACCTAGTTGATTAAATGCATACGAATGTAATGTTCTAAAAAATGCTAAGTCATTTTCTATGTCCAGGCCAAACTTATCCGCGGCCCTCGTTGCTGCTTCCGTTGCAGCTTTTTTAGTGAATGAAAAATATCCGATCTGTTTTGGTCTAACGCCGTCCTGGATAAACTCGTCTACCAGATTTAATAGAGTTGTTGTCTTGCCTGTTCCAGGTGGTCCTAATATTATTGTTTTCATTTTTTCTTTGGTTCATAGATATGTTTGGTTTCTATTATTTTGTTTAGTTTATCTTTGTTACTAAATGCGTATAAAGCTGCGTCGTAATCATGAGGAAATATCTCCCAAGTTATTTCTTTGACACCTTCTAAATTAGGATAAATCTCTAATTTAAATTTGTGTTTTTCAACTTCTATTTCTTTACTTATAGGTTTACTCCTCATTAAAAATTTTCTTCTTGATATGGTATTTTAGAAACACTTGCCTCTGTTTGTTTCATTGTTTTTATTTTAATCAATCTTGGTTGTTGTTTTTTAATACGTATTCTCTCTTCCCCTTCAAATGCTTCTAGTTGTTTTATAAGATTACCTGTTTGATTCTTATCTTTTTCCCAGTGATTTCTTTTGCAAAAGTTATAAAAATCCTCCATTCTAAAATATGTAAATTCTCTTTTCTCATCTGTGTATGGTAGTTTGTTTAATATATCATCCCAAGTTCTTGCTGATTGTCTGTTGGTAGTCCAGTCTTGTAATAAACCTGTAAGTTCGTTAACAGGATCTAAAGACTCTAATGGTTCTACTTCTTGTAATCCTAACATCATTGGTTTTAAAAAATGTTGTTTCCAATCTTGTGATTTAGGTACGGGCACAACTAAGTTTGCTTGATCTAAACAAGCTAATGCAAAAAGCTGCGGACTATAAAGTTGTTCTGATTTTAATTGTATTCTTTTTTTATCTACATTTAAAAACCATTCAGGTGGTTTAGATGCATACTTTGTAAGACTTCCTAATACTGGCATTTCCTCTTCACCAAATCCTACACCAAATCTTTTTGTTCTACATAAACCAGATTGACAAACTGCATTGATGGGTGCATCTTTACATCTGTATTTATCGTAACCTTTTCTATTCACTGATTTAATTAATTGCTGCACCTCGCTGTTACTAAGTGGTGGATCCATATATTTTAAGTTAGCTCCTACAATTTTATCTTCCCAAGTATCTGGTGCAGATTGTCTC